TCCAGACATTGAAAGAATTAGGATTAATAGAGAACATAAAACCAGAGAAAACCAAAAAATGCCTCCGAAAGCAGGACCATACCATAACCCGCAGCATAGGAACGATCTTGAGAAGATTGCCCTTACAAAGGACACGATGGCTCCTCACGAGCTAGGTCTGGTTCCTTCAGATGAGGCGGGGGATAATGCGCTAACAGTTCCGAAAAATAGACCTAAGTTTGATAAAGCGGAACAGGAGAGAAAAGAAAAAGAAGAAAGAGATTTTCAACTACAGCAGAAACAGCAAAAGCCGGTTGGACGCCCAGAAGATGGGAGGCCGAAGAACTCTAAGGATCAAGGACCGAGAAAGCAAAAGGTTGTGAAGCCGAGAACTGCTGCTAATTATGACTTTGTTAATCTGCTGTTGTGGGCATGCGATTCACAGAAAAAGATATCTGAGATAGTTAACCCTGCTCTACTTGCGCACTATAAGAAGAAAAATATGAGAGGACTAACAAAAAGCGAGATGAGCGAGCTAGAGTACATTAAACTGGCAATACTCTCTAACCTAAAACCCAACACTGATGTAACCGCAGACGTTGTCTATAATGCCCTAGAAAATAATCTTCCTCCAGACATCAATGTAATTAAGACGTTATCATCTTTAAACGAATCTTTTAACACGGAGAATGGCAGAAGTCCTAACATAGATGAGCTAAGAAATATCCATACCTCTGCTTGCGCGATGTGTCTGATGGACGTTTAATTTTCGATTTTTTGTCTTTTCTGGTGTATAATAATTTGAGGTTAAAATATGAAAATATATAAATCCGAAATAGAAGCTGGTTTATCCGAAAAGGTTCTGGCAAAAAATACTATAGCTCTTGTATCCACAGCCGTTCCGTATACCCCTGATCAGCCTGATATAGAAAAGGCCAGTGTTATTTTTAATGATAGCACTGTGGCTGAGAACAAAGATCAAATGGACTTATACTATTTAAAGTCTGTTTTGGTTTCAACGGGTTGGAATAAGAACGACGACGTTTTTTCAAATGACGAGTTATGGGTCGCTAGAAAAACTCCAGAAGATAAACAGTTTAACTACATGCATAACGAGGAAGATATCATTGGTCATATCACCTCGAATGAGGTAGTTGACTTTAGCGGGAATGCTATCTCAGAAGACTTAGAGAAGGCTCCAGAGCAATTTGAGATTGTCACTGGGGCTGTAATCTATAAAAGTTGGTCATCCTTAGAAAGAAGGGAAAGGGTGAATGACTTAATTCAGGAAATTGAAGAGGGAAAATGGTTTGTCTCGATGGAATGCTTATTTAATAACTTTGATTATGCCGTAATAGCTCCAGACGGTGGAAACAAAGTTGTTGCAAGAAATGAGGGTTCCGCGTTCTTAACAAAGCATCTTAGATCTTATGGAGGAAACGGAGAGTATGAAGGACATAAACTTGGTAGACTATTAAGGAATATTTCCTTTTCTGGTAAAGGTTTAGTGAATAAACCAGCTAATCCTAGAAGTATTATTTTGAAAGACAGACTATCGTTCAGCGATAGTAAAGCTTTTGAAATCGAAGAAGTATTTATAAACTCTGTAAAGGAGAATAGTAACATGGCAGATGAACATGCTGTGCTTCAGAATCAAATCGCAGAGCTTAAGCAAAATCTAGCTGAAGCGAACGATAAGAATGCTGAGCTTGTTAGTCAGCTATCCGAAATGGACGAAAAAGCCGTTTCTGAGAAGCTGGAAGAGCTACAGGCTCAGGTTCAGAAGAGAGACGAAACTATCGCTTCACTAGAAGCAGTAGCGGAGACTCATGATTCTGAGAAGCAAGAACTAATCGAAAAGAATCAAGCTGCTGCTGAGCAGGTTGAGACTATTCAGGCTAAGCTAGATGAAATCGAAGCTGAAGCCCATAAGAACCAGAGACTAGTCGCCCTTAAGGACGCCGGTCTCACTGAAGAAGAAGCTGAAGCTAAGCTAGAAGCTTTCTCTGAAGCCAGTGACGAGCTATTTGCAGAAGTAGTTACACTACTAGCGGATCGCAACCCTGTTGCTGCTGATGAAGAAGTGGAAGCTGAAGCTGAAGAGACCGACGAAGAAGAAACCGAAGAAACCGAAGCTGATTCAAAGCGTGGTTACCCCGGTGGCGCCGGTCCAAAGAAGAAGTTTAAAAAGGGTGGTAAGGTAAAGAAAGAAGATCCTGCTGAAGATAAAGATGACGCAGAAGCTTCCGCCGATACCGAAGCTCTTGAAGAAGTTGAAGAAGAAGTAGAGGCTGCTTTAGCCGATGCGGGCGAAACTGACGAAGTTCAGTCAGCAAGAGCCAGTGCAAGTGAGTGGCTCCGAGATCATGTTTTGAAGTCCACCGCTGGACTAACAGAAAAGTAATTTACTTTCACCAGAGCCTCTGTCGTCGCGAGACTACGCTCTGGAAGTTAACTCAAATAATAAAGGAGTCATATTAATGGCACTTAAATCTGATCGCCACGAACTGCAAACTGACATTTCGTTCTTCATGAACGAAGTTAAGAATCGTGGTCACGTCGTATGTCACTCGGGCAGTGGTGCTTCTGGTGCTGCTATGGACAACAGTAGCGCGCTAGTTACTGTTGCTGCCAGCCCCTCTGGTAAGATCCCTGTCGGTCTTCTGCTAAACGATATGGTCAATATTGACCAGACTCGTCAGCACATCAACTGGCACAAGGATGAGGTCCAGAAGGGCGGTAAGGTTACGCTTCTCCGTAAGGGTTGGGTTGTAACCGATTCTATCTATTCTGGTGCAAGTCCCGCTGTAGGCGATCTAGCCTATCTCGGACACAGTGGTCTTCTAGCGGACACTCCGGTCGCTGCTGATGACAGTACTGTTTCAAGAAGTGCGGGTCTAATTGTTGGTCGTTTCATGTCCAAAGTGGACGAAGACGGCTATGCCAAGGTAGAAATTAGTCTACCTAACACTAATGGTAACACAACGCCAGCGTAAAGCACTGTAAGTAAAACTTAATCTCTAAAAAGGGAGACTTAAATAATGAGTAACCTTAGTAGACCAGACGATGCGTTTATCGAATTGATTAAACGTTCTGGTAGCCCCGAGAAGGCAGAAGCTCTTGATGCCCAGCGTGAAATCGCTAAGGCTATTGAAGAGCCTCTTCGTCAGGGGGTTCTTGTCGGTGATGTTGTAACAAGCATCTTTCAGGCTATCCAAATGGAGCCGGGAACAACAGCCGAATTTCCTCTAGATCTTCTTGCCCCCGGTGAAGAGGATCAGTTTGTTGCTTATACTAACCCCGGTCACGGACGTATCCCCGAGAGACACGTCGAGGGCGACTATGTTATGGTTCCGACCTATAGCATTGCTTCCTCAATCGACTATCTCCTAAGATATGCCCGAGACGCCCGATGGGACGTGGTCGCTCGCGCGGCTCAGGTTCTAGAAACCTCATTCGTTAAGAAGATTAACGATGATGGTTGGCACACACTACTTAGTGCTGGCGTTGACCGTAACATCTTGGTTTATGATGGCGATGCCGCTCAGGGTCAATTCACCAAGCGTCTTGTTAGTCTGATGAAGACTGTTATGAGACGAAATGGTGGCGGTAACAGCGCTTCTCTAAACCGTGGTCGCCTTACGGACCTCTTCATGAGTCCCGAAGGTATCGAAGACATCCGAAACTGGGGTGTTGATCAGCTAGACGATACTACTCGACGTGAGATTTATCTCGCTGCCGATGGCGGTATCTCCAGAGTGTTCAACGTTAATCTCCACGATCTGGATGAGCTTGGTCAGGGTCAAGAATACCAAGAGTTCTTTGATGATGATCTCAGCGGTAGTCTTGCCTCAAGTGATAATGAGCTAGTTGTTGGCTTGGATCTTGGTAGCAACGACAGCTTCATTATGCCGATGCGACAACAGGTTCAGGTCTTCGAGGACGATACCCTCCATCGTCAGCAGAGAGCGGGTTGGTATGGCTGGGCCGAACTCGGCTTCGCGGTTCTAGACAACAGAAGAGTTATACTCGGCTCATTCTAGTCTAGAAGTTGCCAATCTAAAAACCGAGAGCCGTCCCACCCTTCGGGGTGGGGCGGTTTTTTTATAGACATTTGGTGTATAATATAGTGTGACTGTCTATATAACTCAAGCAATCGGGTATAGAAATGACCCTTAAAATAGCCGATAGAGTAAAAGAAACATCTACTACTGCGGGTACATGAACGTTAAATTTAGCGGGAGCCGCCATAGGCTTTCAAACGTTCGTGGCCGGTGTTGGTAATGGTAACACTTGCTTTTACGCGATATCACATCAAACCGCCTCCGAATGGGAGGTTGGGATAGGAACAGTTACAGACGCATCTCCAGACACACTGGCAAGAACTACTGTTCTACAAAGTAGCAACTCTGACAACGCCGTTAACTTTGCCGCTGGTACAAAAGACGTATTTGTAACTTATCCCGCCGGAAAAGCGGTTTACAAAGATGCCACCGGTAAGGTTGGAATAGGGACAGAATCACCATCCTATACTCTAGATGTTCGAGAGGCTCGCGCGGGATATGATTCTTGGGTGCAGTCCAGTGGCGTGAGGGTTGGACCTTCTGGAACCGTACTGTTAGACGCGGACCTTTCTCGCTCCATTACGGTCAAGGCTCCTGACGTAGTAAGCACAAGCTTTACTTTACCTCTTCCATCAGGCATAGGAAGTAACGGGCAAGTTCTGACAAGTGATAGCAAA